TATCTTGAAGATTGCTTAGATGGTATGAAAAAACTGGAGGACGGTAGCATTGATGCTATCGTCACATCTCCACCGTACAATCTAGACATCAAATACGGTAGTTATGCTGACAACAAACCACGTCAGGAATATCTTGACTGGTTGGTAAAGATCTTTTGTGAAGGCAAACGTGTTCTCAAAGATGATGGTCATTTGTTTGTCAACATGGGATATTCCAACGTTGATCCATGGGTTGGTATGGAAGTGGGTTTTGCACTTAGAAACGATTGGAAATTGCAAAATCATATTAACTGGGTGAAATCTATTCATGTGAGTGGCAAAACAAGTGGTCACTTTAAACCAATCAATAGTAAAAGATTTGTATGTCCCACATGGGAACATCTATTTCATTTTACTAAGACTGGTAAGGTAGATATTGATAGATTATCTGTGGGTGTTCCTTACGAATATTATGAAGCAAACATTCGTGGAAACAATACGGCAGAAACAAAACCAAATTTAAGAGACAAAGGTAACTGCTGGTTTGTTCCATATGAAACTATCAACAGTAAAGAACTGAGAGGAAAGCATCCTGCTACCTTCCCAGTCAAACTTGCTGAAGACTGTTTGAAATTGACCGGTAAGGATACTGGCATTGTACTTGATCCTTTCATGGGGACAGGGACTACTGCAGTAGCAGCACAGAATGTGGGTTGGGACTATATTGGATATGATATCGATGAAGATTATGTAGATTTTGCAACAAAAAGGTTGTCTGGGGGGTTGACACAGTTCTTCTGAGGATATATAATATGTTCAGTTCAGTCATGAACTAAACTCAGTTGTTTCAAGTAGGTCCTAAAACACCTGCGTCGGAAACACTATTCTCTAAAACTTTTATAACGGAGTATTAAATGACTGCTACGCAGATTGTCGCTGTAAAGAAGCGTATTCTTATTCATCTTGTCGATGAGGCAAGTAAAGAAGTTAAAGATACACAGTTAGAAGAATATCGCAACTATGGAGTTGCTCTTAATTCTCTGTCTGGCTTACCTCAAAAACCACCCAAAATTCCGCATTGGACTGCTGTTGCTGATCTATTTGAAGTAGATCAAGCAGTTCCTTGCATGATCCCTGTTACTATTTGTTGGGGCGATGCTGCTTACAATAGAGCAGATGAGATCAATTGGTCTCAGATCCATAATAACATTGAGTATAGTCAAGGTTATAGTTATGATGCTTCTAATAATCTCGATGTAGTTTACGATCCTAAGACTGGTCGTTTCATTGTCAAGAAGGGTCAGCATCGTGTAATCATGGCATTCTTTTGTCTTGGTGAAGATGCTTGCATTCCTGCCAATGTCAAACTGATTGATGAAGACTACACAGAAGAAGAGCAGATTACTGCTGAAGCATATGATCATCATGTTGATGCTCAGAAAGTAGCCCGACAGAAAGCACACCAAGCAGGTCGTTCAGCATTTGTTTCTGGTGATCCAGATGACATCAAGTACACCAACTTCATTCTGTCACATGGTATTGGTGTGAAGGGAAAAATGCATCTCTTCCCACAACTCGCACATTTCAGTCGTGTTTGTGACACACCATGGGCGGTAAAATCTGCCATGCAAATTAACGAAGAGTATACTTCTCTTGCACTGAAGTTGCTTAACAAGTATTTGCCTGCTAATGACAAAATTATTGGTGGTAAGGCAATCAAGGCTGTTACTCAATTCCTTCATCTCTTTGCAGATAAAATTGAGTCCACTGCTGTTAAAAACAATACCACATTTGAATTACTTGTTGATGAAGTCTTCAAGTATATGTGGCATCAACGCAAGACCAAATCTGCTGCTTGGTTAAAAGGTTCTCAAGCATTCCGTGGGGAGAATGTTATTATTCCTCTAGCACGTTTGATCAAGTTTACTAATGCGTATTGTCAGGAGAGTAATATCATTCTTCCTGATGGTCGCAAGAATGAAGATAGTGCATGGTGCTCTACTGATGAAAAGTTCTGGTGTGACTTCTTGATTAAGTCTACCCCTAAGGAACTACATGGTTCGGTCAACGCTATCGTAAGTGAATGTTGATCGTGATATCCGAATAAATATGGACGGGGATCATCACCCCGTCTTTCTAGATTGTGTGATTAAATAGTATTGGATGCCGCAAGGGTCCACACAACGTAATCTCGCTATCTAGGAGAAACTTCAAATGACGAACCTTACGAGGTACAATGCTGCCAACATAAATCAATTGTTGGATCGTATTACGAAAAACAGCATTGGTATGGACGAGTATTTTGATCGTCTGTTTGCTCAACAACAGCAGTCAAACTATCCACCCTACAATCTTGTGCAACTTAGTGATGTAGAATCTCGGTTAGAACTCGCACTAGCTGGATTTAAAAAGGAGGAAGTACATGTCTACACCCAAGATGGAAAACTTTTCGTCGAAGGAACCAGGGACGACAGCAAGGACGAAGAAAGCACATTCATCCATAGAGGACTGGCTCAACGATCTTTCACCAGATCTTGGACCCTCAGTGATGAGACGGAAGTTGGATCAGTTACTTTTGAGGATGGGCTTCTAGCCGTGAGTCTACGCAAGATCGTACCAGAAGGTCATCAAAGAAAGGACTATCTCTAAATAGATTGACTATCGTTGTCGCAACAGAGGGGAGACTGGCACAATCCAGTTGACTCCCCTCTTTTTTATTGGTATAATGTATTGAGGTTATAGTAACTTATGTCTGTCAAACTTGTATTACTGAAGTCTGGTGAGTCAGTTCTAACTGATTTGAAAGAGATTCTTCAGGATGAAGAAATCAAAGGATATGTCTTTGAGAGTCCACTGGTGGCAATTGCTATGCCACAGAATGTATTCCTTGCAGAAGGTGTCAACAAACCAGAGAAGCTAGATATTAGACTAGAGTCTTGGATGCCTTTGAGTATTGATAAGAGGATGGTAGTTCCTAAGGACTGGATTGTCACTTATGTGAATCCAATCAAGGATCTTGTAGAAATGTATGAGGAATGTACTAATGGAACCGATGGCGATCAAGTGTCTTCTACTGAAGAATAATGCTCTGTTAATTGCTCAGGTTGAAGAAGTCTTAGGACAGATTGGTGAACCTGATTGCAGGTTGCTCAAACCATATCTGGTTGAGAGACCCTCACTTGAGATTACAGACTGGTTGGATTTCACCAACCAAACTGATATAATGATTAGGTCGGATGATGTCTTGACCTTTGTTGACCCCAAGGGTGAACTACTTGACAAATACTTAAAACAGATTGAATGAAGTTCTACACTAATGTTCAGATGGTTGGGGACAGGTTCCTCGTCCGTGGCTATGAGAATGGTCAACATTTCATGGTTCGTGAGGAATTTCAACCAACTCTCTTTGTGCAGTCAAAGAAGAAGACTAAGTACAGAACCCTAGAGGGTGATTATGTTCAGTCTATTCAACCTGGCACAGTCAGGGACTGCCGTGAGTTTATCAAGAAGTATGATGATATTGATAACTTCAGTGTCTATGGTAATGAGAGATACATCTATCAGTATATTGCTGAGAAGTATCCAGAAGAAGAGATCAAGTTTGACATTAGTAAGATTCGTTTGGTAACGATTGACATCGAGACCAAATCTGAGAATGGATTTCCTAACGTAGAGACAGCAGACCAAGAGTTGCTGCTGATTACTATTCAGGATTACACAACCAAGGCAATCATCACATGGGGTGTAGGTCCTTTCAAGAACAACCATCCAAAGGTTGAGTATCGACAGTTCAGTAACGAGCATGCCATGCTGTCTGACTTCAGTCAGTGGTGGGAAGATAACATGCCTGACGTGGTTACTGGATGGAACATCCAGCTGTTCGATATTCCATACCTGGTAGGACGTATTGACCGTGTTCTAGGGGAGAAGAGGTGCCGTAGGTTCTCTCCCTGGGGTTTGGTGAGTGAGAAAGAATTGTTTATCAAAGGTAGAAAGTACAAGACGTATGACGTGGGTGGTATCACTCAACTAGACTACCTAGAATTATACCGAAAGTTTACATATACAAACCAAGAGTCATATCGTCTTGATCATATTGCCAACGTTGAGTTGGGACAGAAGAAATTAGATCACTCTGAGTTCGACACTTTTAAGGATTTCTACACACAAGGGTGGCAGAAGTTTGTTGAATATAATATAATTGACGTGGAACTTGTCGATCGTCTTGAGGACAAGATGAAACTCATCGAACTTGCCATCACTATGGCATACGATGCAAAGGTAAATTATGCCGATGTATTCTATCAGGTTCGTATGTGGGATACTATCATTTATAACTACCTCAAGAAAAGAGACATTGTAATTCCACCTAAAGTCAATTCGTCGAAGAGTGAAAAGTATGCAGGCGCCTATGTCAAGGAACCGATTCCGGGAAAGTATGATTGGGTTGTGTCTTTTGACCTTAACAGTCTCTACCCTCACCTTATTATGCAGTACAACATCTCGCCAGAAACACTCCTGGAAGAGAGACACCCAACGTCAAGTGTTGATCGAATCCTTGCGGAGGAGATAAGCTTTGAGATGCACAAGGACTATGCAGTCTGTGCTAACGGTGCCATGTATCGTAAGGACGTGCGTGGGTTCCTGCCTGAACTAATGGATAAGATGTATGGTGAACGTGTCATCTTTAAGAAACGGATGCTCAAAGCAAAGCAGCAGTATGAGAAGACTCCTACTGATGCACTTAAAAAAGAGATCGCCAGATGTAACAACATTCAAATGGCGAAGAAGATTGCTCTTAACTCTGCTTATGGTGCTATTGGTAATCAATACTTCAGGTATTACAAACTAGCAAATGCTGAGGCAATCACACTCTCAGGTCAAGTCTCAATTCGTTGGATTGAGAACAAGATGAATGAGTATCTAAATAAACTCTTATCCACCGAACAAGAGGATTACGTAATTGCATCTGACACCGATTCAATTTACCTTAATCTTGGACCTGTTGTTGATAAATTTTTTGGTGCTAAGTCTGGCGACAAAGCAGCAGTTGTGGCGTTACTTGATAAGATCTGCCAAGAGAAACTGGAACCTTTTATCGAACGTTCATATCAAAGGTTGGCGACGTACGTTAATGCGTACGACCAAAAAATGCAAATGAAACGTGAGAACATTGCCGATCGTGGTATTTGGACTGCCAAGAAACGGTATATTCTCAACGTATGGAATAGTGAGGGTGTAGCATATTCTGAACCAAAACTTAAGATCATGGGTATTGAGGCAGTCAAGTCCTCGACACCATCGGCATGTCGTGATATGATTAAGTCTGCACTCAAACTAATGATGAGTGGCACTGAGGAAGATGTCATCGAATACATTGACAAGTGTCGTTCAGAGTTCAAGTCTCTTCCACCAGAGGATGTATCATTTCCTCGCAGTGCTTCTGATGTTCAGAAGTACAAAGGTTCTAGCACCATCTATGTGAAGGGGACACCTATTCATATTCGTGGTGCTTTGCTTTATAACCATATGATCAAGGAAAAGAAACTTACAAACAAGTATTCTTTTATTGACAACGGTGAGAAGATTAAATTCTGCTATCTCACCAGTCCAAATCCAATGCGTGAAAATGTTATTTCATTCATTCAAGACTTCCCCAAGGAACTTGACTTGAATAAGTATGTTGATTACGAACTTCAATTTACCAAATCCTTTCTCGATCCACTGAAAGCAATCCTTGATGTTATCGGTTGGAACGTGGAAAAAACTGTAAACCTAGAACTATTCTTCTCATGACTGACAACGAAAGGTGGAACCGAGGATTAGATATTTTTATTGAAAGTGTTTTAGAGCCAGATCCCAATCTGAGATCTTTCGCACACTCTGAGGAATGTTTTCACGAACTGATGTATGTACGTGAGAATGTGCTAGAATACCTGAAGACACTACGTAAATAGGATGGACTTACCTGTCAACGATAAAGAACTTGCTACTATTGTGAGTGCTTTACGATTGAGTGGTGATACTGCTCTGTATGAAAAACTGAAGAAAGTGAAAGAGGTTCGTGATGAGAACCCCGGTGGTCCATATAAAAAGATTTGTCGTGAACAGTTTGGGTTTGTAATCTAATGGATTTTTTGAAAGACATCGTAAAAGAGATCGGGGATGACTATACAAAACTCGCATCCGATATTGACGATACTGAAACTTATGTGGATACGGGTTCGTACATTCTTAACGGACTTGTATCAGGTAGCATTTTTGGGGGTGTATCTGGTAACAAGATTACTGCCATTGCTGGTGAGTCTTCTACTGGCAAGACTTTCTTTAGTCTCGCTGTGGTTAAGAATTTTCTGGATAACAATCCTGACGGTTACTGTCTGTACTTTGACACTGAAGCAGCAGTTAATAAGTCTCTTCTTGAGAGTCGTGATATTGACTTGAATCGTCTGGTTGTGGTCAATGTGGTGACTGTAGAAGAGTTCCGTCAGAAGGCACTGAAGGCAGTTGATATCTACCTGAAGAAGGACGCTGACGAACGCAAACCTTGTATGTTTGTGTTGGATTCTCTTGGTATGTTGTCTACTGAGAAAGAGATTACTGATGCTCTGAACGATAAGCAAGTTCGTGATATGACAAAATCACAACTGGTCAAAGGTGCATTTCGCATGTTGACATTGAAGCTTGGTCAGGCTAATATACCTATGATTGTCACGAACCACACTTATGATGTCATCGGTTCTTATGTTCCTACTAAAGAGATGGGTGGTGGTTCTGGTCTTAAGTATGCTGCCAGTACCATCGTATATCTCAGCAAGAAAAAAGAGAAAGACGGAACAGAAATTGTCGGAAACATTATCAAGGCAAAGACTGCTAAGTCGCGTCTGAGTAAAGAGAACAAGACCGTAGAGATTCGTCTATACTACGATGATCGTGGATTGGATCGATACTATGGTTTGCTTGAACTTGGAGAGATCGGTGGTCTCTGGAAAAATGTTGCTGGTCGATATGAGATCAACGGCAAGAAGGTGTATGCCAAAGAAGTATACAAGAATCCAGAGAAGTATTTTAATGCTGAAGTGATGCAGGCACTTGATGAAACTGCACAGAAAGAATTCTCGTATGGTGGTTGATTATGAAGGATAGGATTGAGAGGACTATCCTTTCTAATCTTCTTCATAATGAAGACTATCTTAGAAAGGTTATACCTTTTATAAAGTCAGATTACTTTGAAGAAAAGAAAGAGAGAGTCATCTATGAGGAGATCTCTGATTTTATTTCCAATTATGATAAACTTGCTTCTCAAGAGATTTTATCTATTGAAGTAAAGAATAGAAGTGATCTGAATGAGACTGAGTATCGTGAAGTTCAACAAGTAATTGATGGATGTGTGGAGGAAGAAATCAACCAAGAATGGTTGTCTGATGCCACTGAAAAATGGTGCAAAGATCGTGCTATATACTTGGCACTAATGGAGTCTATCGGCATTGCTGATGGTGGTGACGAGAAGAAGAATAGGGATGCTATTCCATCCATCCTGCAAGAAGCACTTGCAGTTTGTTTTGATAACAACATTGGACACGATTACTTAGAGGATTACGAAAAACGATATGACTTCTATCACAAAAAGGAAGACAAAATCCCATTTGATCTCGAATACCTTAACAAGATTACGAAAGGTGGCTTACCTCCTAAGACTCTTAACGTCGCTCTTGCTGGTACGGGTGTCGGCAAGTCTCTATTCATGTGCCATGTTGCTAGCTCCGTGTTGCTCCAAGGGAGGAACGTTCTGTACATTACAATGGAAATGGCAGAAGAAAAGATTGCTGAACGAATTGACGCAAACTTACTGAACGTAAACATTCAAGATATCACCGATCTTCCAAAGCAGATGTTTGAGAGTAAGGTGGGTAGTCTTTGTAAGAAAACCCAAGGCACTTTGATCATCAAAGAATATCCCACAGCATCAGCTCACAGTGGACACTTTAGAGCACTTCTTAACGAACTTGCACTCAAACGGTCATTTAGACCGGATATTATTTTCATTGACTATCTTAATATTTGTGCTAGTTCCCGCTATAGCAAACTTGGTTCTGTCAATTCTTATTCGTATATTAAGTCAATTGCTGAGGAACTTAGAGGGTTGGCTGTTGAAGCAAACGTCCCTATCATTTCTGCCACGCAGACCACTCGTTCTGGTTATGCTAGCAGCGATGTTGACCTCACTGACACTTCTGAATCCTTTGGTCTCCCTGCTACTGCTGATCTTATGTTCGCCCTTATTTCTACAGAGGAACTGGAAGGGCTGGGACAGATTATGGTGAAGCAGTTGAAGAATCGGTACAATGATCTTGCTGTCAACAAAAGATTTGTTGTTGGTATCGATCGTGCCAAGATGCGTCTCTACGATTGTGAGCAATCTGCACAGGAAGATATCCTTGACAAAGGTGATGATACAGAATATAATGAAGAGAAGTCATTCAAAGATAAGTTTACTAAACTGCAATTCGGATGAGAAAGTATCAATCACAAGACTACTATGATGTAGTTGATAAAACTACTGGTAAAAGAATCTGTCAGTGTGGTAGACTAGAAGATGCTCAAATGATGGTAGCATTTGATCCTAAGAACAGAGTGTATACTCTCAATCAGTTTCTTCCTGGTCAGTGCATTGACATTCAGATTCCTAAAGAACTTCCTACTACAAATGTGGAATTTGCAGGGAACTATGAAGGTCCCTTGTATGCACCGCATCCAGATCTTTTGGAGCAAGAGAAACAAAAATCTCTACCAGAAAACAATGATCCCCCTATTCATTTTCGTGTTTAATTATGTCTGTTGATTACAACAAGTATGAAGAGTTCGTCAATGCTGTCACTTCTCTTGAGAGCAAGGATGCATATGAATTTGGACAACGATCTGTAGAACTTATTGAAGAACGTAAGTTTGCTGTTCAACGGTATCTTACTGCTGCTCTGGGTATCTGTGCAGAGGCAGGTGAGTTTACTGAGATCGTAAAGAAGATTGTCTTCCAAGGCAAACCAGTCAATGAAGACAACATCTATCACATGAAACGTGAACTTGGTGATGTCATGTGGTATGTTATGCAGGGATGCATGGCACTGGATACTTCTCTAGATGAAATCATTGAGATGAATGTGGAGAAACTTCAGAAACGTTATCCTGGTGGAGAGTTTGATGTCCACTATTCTGAAAATCGTCAAGAGGGAGATGTCTGATGGACGCTGCAGTAGAAGCATGGAACACAATGACTTGGTTCGACGGGTTTCTTTTCACCGTTTGGATCGCAGCATTGTATATCGGTAAACTGAAGATTGATCAACGGTTTGCTAGGAGAACCGTATATCGTGTAAAGTTGGAGGACAAGGATGGCACTAAGTAAGTCTGTAGAAGACTCTCTTAAGGAGGCAGAACAATCACTGAGGAATGCACTTGCATTTGCTGCTAGAGGTGAACGTTCAACTGTCTGCACTCAGATTGCTAAGTTGATGCATGAGTTGAGTCATATTCAAACTATTGATACTATGTTTGATAAGTTAGAAGATCGTAAACCAGGAGACTCTGGATTTTTTGGTACGTTCTTCAAAGACGATGATGACGATTGAACTGACAACACTAGGTCTTTATCTGGTAAAATTCTTTCAGGTGGTGGTGATGAATTGTATTCATCCCACCAATTGGGACGCTTGTGGTCCTGTAGAACAATGGTTGATTCCTGAACTTGTCCATGGATGGAAGATTAAGACAGGAGAGATAGTACCTTACCAGACTGAGAAGGACTATCTAAATAGTATCAAAAACAATGGCAGTCAATATTGATCCAATCGGATTGTATGGTGATGATCCAGATTACGAAGATTGGGCTAAAGATTCCTTTGGAAAACAGATGAACCTTGGGTTCATCTATGAAAATAAATTGTTCTCTCAATATAAAGATGTTGGATTAGTACCTTCTGGATTTACTCCTGCTGGTGCTGACTCAACTGCTGCTGACTTAGAATTGTGGACGGGGAAATATGCTTCTAGAAATCAAACACCAAAGACGGGATCTAAGATAAAGATCGAAGTAAAACTAGATCCTAATGCTGATTATGGACAGGCTAGTTTGAAACATAATGGTTCGTCATGGGTATTATCTGGCAAGAGCACTGCAGAAGCATTGGAGATGAGAAAGCTTCTGAATAATATGAATGTTGTGTCTGAGATAAACAAAGCTTGGCCTGGACAACCTAATCTTTTTAAATATGCAAATAGTAATCTAGTTCCCGCAGCAGAGAAAGCATACGATCAAGAAACTTTTAGGAGTTCTTATATTTCTGGATCAGGATTTGCCAGAACCTTTTCTAGTTACTATAGTTCTAAGGGAGTACATTACATTCAGATTGGTGGGTATGGATTATATTCTTTGAATCAAGATCCAAATGGATTGAAGAATCTAGGAGTGACATCTTTTCTCCAATCTGGAGCATCGATGAAACTTAGAATACGTGTCAAAGGATCTAAATCAAAAGGAACATATCGTTTTTCTACTGCTCTCTTGATGGACAAGCCACCTAGAAGATCTGGATTTGATCTTGATGATGAAGGTGCTTTAGAAACTTTAAGATGGGATGCTGTTGAGTGTAACAATGCACCGTATCAACTGAAGAACCAGTCACTTGGATAAGTGTCCACACTTCCACTACTGGAGGAGAATCCGATGTATAATAAGGGTATGAAAAACACACACCTGGAACACCTGGAAGACGAGATCCTCAACCGTGGCAGTGCGGGTGCAGATGATGTCATTTCGGTTCTTCGTTCAGCAGATGACATTCTGACTGGTAAGTCCAACGATCTTGGTATCACCACCAAGTGGGATGGTGCTCCTGCTGTTGTCTGTGGCACCTGTCCTCAGACTGGTAAGTTCTTTGTTGGCACCAAGTCTGTCTTCAACAAGACTACTCCTAAGATCTGCTACACAGAAGCAGACATTGATCAGTGGTATCAGGGTGCTCTGGCATCCAAACTCAAGACCTGCCTTCGGTATCTGTCACAACTGCGCATCATTGGTATTGTGCAGGGTGATCTTCTGTTCACTGACGATGTGATTCCTGGTGTCATCGGCAAGAACAAGGTTCTTACTTTCACCCCTAACACCATCACCTACACTGTACCTGTTGGTTCTGAAGCTGCTAATCAAATCATGGTAGCAAAGATGGGTATTGTGTTTCACACTACTTACATCGGTCCTTCTATTCAGACTGCCGAGGTTGTTATTGGCACTCCTGACATCCGTGGTTCTGAGGATGTGTTCGTTGCTAGTGCTAAGTTTGATGGATACGTGAAAGTGTCTGATGCTCAGATTCGTCACTATCGAGCACTGGTCAATCGTGCTGCTGGTTCTATCAAGCAAGCATCTAACTTCCTGGACATCTTTAATTCTGGAGAGTCTAGGTTTGTCATGGCAGCAATGTTCAAGCAGTTCTTCAACCAGGTGGTTCGTAAGGGATACATTGTCCGCAGCACTAAGTATGTTGCCTCAGAATTTGCTAACTTCTATGCTTCTAAGATGGAAAGTGAGATCCAGTCTAAGAAGTCCGATGCGGCAAAGGCTAAATATTTACGGATGAAAACAGATGGACTTAAGTTCATCATAGCAAATGAACGTGCTATCTATTTCACGGTAGCATCTTACCTCAACATTCGATCTGCTAAAAAGTTTGTCATCGACCAACTTAATAGTGGTGGCACTATCGGCACTTACACAAGGTCCAAGAAAGGGTATCAACGTACTACCCCTGAAGGTTTTGTTCTCGTCAAGTCTGGTGGTGCTTATAAATTTGTTGATGACAACTTCCGCCGTGCTAATGTCACCGTTGTGAAAAACTGGGATAAATGAAGAGTTTTACTAGATTCCTTTCAGAAACAGTTACCCAAGCAGCCACCCAAGCCAAGAGATTAGGTCTCAAAGGTGATGGACATGGCGGGTGGGTTAACGCTCAGGGTTCAACCGTTGCCAGAACTGTCGATGGTAAGTTGGTTTTTTCTAGTGGTAGGAGACCGTCAACAGGAACTGACCCAGAAAAACCAGGTGCTGCTGCAAGACAAGCAGTTCCCGATGAAGCACCTGCTGCTCAAGGAGGAGAACAACCACAACAGCAGGAACCAGAACCAGAACAGGAAGTTGAGAAGACTAGAGGTACAGTTACTCTTGGTTTCGGTCGTTTCAATCCACCAACTGCCGGACACGAAAAACTGTTAGATAAGATTCAAGATACTGCAGAGGGTGAACAGTATTATGTTTACCCATCCCATAGTCAGGATGCCAAGAAGAATCCATTAGATTCTGAGACTAAGGTGCAGTTCATGAAGCAGATGTTCCCTGCTCATGCCAATTCGATTGTATATGATTCATCGATTAAAACTATTTTAGATGCATTGAAGCAAGCTGATGTCGAAGGATATGCCTCTGTCAATATCGTTGTTGGTGCTGACAGACAGAAAGAATTTGAGAACCTCGCAAACAAATACAACGGTCAACTCTATAATTTTGACCAGATTAACGTCATCTCTGCAGGGGAACGGGATCCCGATGCTGAAGGGGTCGAGGGTATGTCTGCTTCGAAACTTAGAAAGTTAGTTGCAGATGGTGATGCAGAAGGATTTGCTGCTGGTTTGCCTAAAGGTGTGAAACCAGATCTGGCAAAGAAACTGTATGCTACTCTTGCCAAGAGCATGTCTGTCAAGGCAGAGACCTGGGAGATTGCACCTAAGTTTGATTGGAAGAACCTGCGTGAGAATTATATTGCAGGTAAGGTATTCAATGTTGGTGCTCTGGTTGAGAGTCTGAATACTGGAATGATTGGTAGAGTTATTCGTAAGGGTGCTAACCATATCATTGCCGTCACTAAGGAAGGACTGATGTTCAAGTCCTGGATTCGTGATCTTACAGAAACATTTACAGACAAGTCTGGTGTACCTGCATCCCAACGTGGAATGGGAACAGATTCATATCGCAACTATGTTACTGGATTATCAGCAGAAGCAAAACTTAAGTCTCTGATAAATAGAAACAAGAAATAAATCTAAGTAAGATGTCTGATAGTTTTATTCAGGAAAATTCTGAACTCATCATGCTGCGTGCGATGTCCAACGTCTTCGTTGAGAAGATGGATCCTGTTGGACAGGAAGATGGTGATGTAGATAATGATGGTGATAAGGATAAGTCTGATAAGTATCTGCTGAAGCGTCGTAAGGCAATCGGTGATGCAATCTCGCGTAAAAAAAAAGTAACGGAGGGTGTGGTTGCGACCACTGATGAGGACGAGAAGGAAGTAACTGAGAAGAATGTAAAGAATAAAGTCACTATCAATCCTGAAATGAAGGAAGGGTATGATAAGCCTGACGAGAAGTTGAAGACTGATCGTGATATGTTTAATGTTCCTAAGGATGAGCAGAAGGCAGCACGTAAGAGAATTCTTGCTAAGGCATTAGCAAAGAGAAAGGAAAAGGGTATCAAGGAAGCAACCTATCCTTCAGACTTTAGGAATCCTGATGGTTCTAAAAGATCTGTTGCCAGGAAAAAGGATGGTATGCCTAAGCAACATGACGAGCCCACAAGGGGTGGTCGTAGAAAGACTGTTGACGAATAGTTAAAAAAACATTATTGATGCTATATAATGATGAATATATTCGGTGAAAGTTATGTTAGCATTTCTGCTTCCCTTAGCATCTAAGATTGTTGATGCTGCGATTTCCAAGATTCCTGATGATGCGGAACTTGGTGAAAAGTTGATTGAAATCTGCCTGCACATTCTTGGCAAAGCTGTAAAGCTGACCAAAACTGATGCAGATGATAAGCTCCTTGAGGCTGTTGCTTCTGCTATCAAAAATCGGGAATGATTCCCTAGTATAAATAATCTGTAGATAAAACGTAATTGCGAGTTAAGACATGGCTCTCTGGGGTAACGACGCAAACATCCAGACTTTTGGAACGATCACCATTTCCGGTAATACTATCACTGGTACTGGTACAACCTTTACTACTGATGTAGAAGTTGGACAGGTCATCCGAATGGGTGTGCGAGGAGGAGTTGGAACATATTATGGTGACGCAGTAATCACAGCTGTTGCCAGTAATACTTCCTTGACTGTTGGTTCAACTGCTGGTTTGAACCCTGCTGCATTTGGTGCTGGTAGCACCAGTTATGTGGTTGATGAGTCTCCAAAATCTGCGGTTTTGGATCACATGTATAGTCAGAAGCATGATACTGAACCGTCATATAGAACGATTGCAGAAGCAACTGCCAGTGAGACCGTTGCCATTGGTACTCAAGCAATTGGAATCAATGAGTCTGTTGCCACTCTGAATCTGACTGTTGGTGGACATTCAAGACAAGTTCTTGTTCACGATGGTGATGTCATTCTCCTTGCTGGTGTCGGTACTGCACTTGCTAGCATCGACCAGACTGCTGGTGTTGGAACAAGTGTTCTCTCAGTTGTAGCACCTCCTGGTGTTTCTGGTGGTGACACTGTTGATGTTGAAGTTGGTGGTATTGATGTTTCGGCAACGATCTCTAGTATCGGTTCTACAACCGTAAGTCTTGCCTCTACTATTTCCTCTGCTATTTCTGCAGGCACTCAACTGAACTTTGGAAGTGACAACGTTATCTCCCTCGCATCTGGTCTGACTGCTCAGATCACTGCTGGTGATAACCTTGAGTTCCAAGCACTTGCTGGTGGATACGATAGAATTGTCTATGGTATCTCTACTTCTACCTCTGGTAATGATACCCAGTATCAGGGTGTCGGTCACCAAGGATGGGTTGGTGTTACTACATACATTGATATGCACGGTAACTTGAGAGTCAAGAAAGAAACTCTGGTTGCTATGTCTGGAATCTCCACTGGTGAGTTCGGTATCAACTATCCAACTGATGTCTGATATGATGTAAATGAGATTTAATGAATTGAACGATAATAACTATCTCCTTTTTGCCATTAAAAATTATGAGAATCCTCAAGCAATTACAAAGGAAGACTTCGAAGACGACTTGAAACGTATCAAGTACGTTAAGAGGTTGTTGAAGAGATATAAGAACACGGGTGAGTTGAGGACACATTTGATTCTCAATCACCTGATTGTTCTTTTCAATGTATTTGGAGATGCTACAGTACCTTTGTTATTCTTCAAACTAGATGAAGAGTTATGGTCCTCTGTGAAATCATTCTTGATGTTCTTGAAGAGAATTCCTGAACTTCCAAAGTCTGATCTCGATCTTATTATTGAGGATGACTATTGTTTAGAACAGTTAAAATTGATCTAATGGATAATCGTCTGCAAAAGATAATCAATTATTTTCATGAAGATGCTGGTATGGCAATGCCAGCAAATAATGCGAGTTCGGGTAATATTGCAGGACTGCCACCAGATCAACCCCCAGTAAAAAAGAGGAAGAGATATATCTACTCTGGCAGAGGGTCGAGAAAATTCTGGATGACAAATAAGAAAAATGGATGACGCACAAGTTAATACGGCTATATTGGAGAGATTAGAAAGAGTTGTAGAATCTTTACAAGATAACTCAGTAAAGATGGGACAGCTACTTGCTGTTCATAATGAGAAGTTAGATAAGCAAGATAGAATCGATGCCGTACTCTTTGAAAAAGTAGAGTCAGTGCATAGAGAAGTTAATCGTAGAGCAGACGAGATAAAGAAGGGTTGTGAAAGAGATATAATGAAGGTGGATAGTAGACTCCGTGAAATGGAGAAGAAGATGTGGACTATCTTCGGAGCACTTGCTGTGGTATCATTCATGGTTAGTATGCCAGGTCAGAAACTGCTACAGAATTTCTTGACACCTGGATTACAAACGAGTATGATAGAACCAGGTACTGCTTTGGTAAATGAATCTAGTAGATTCTAAGTATATTGGTTTAATTTCTTCCAGACTAGAAAAATTTAAACGAGTTAAAGCAGGTCTATACAACTGCCGATGTCCTATCTGTGGTGACTCACAGAAGAATAAAAGTAAGGCAAGAGGCTACATATACACCATGAAAAATGGTGCTAATTACAAGTGCCACAACTGTGGTGCTTCAATGACTCTTGGTAATTTTATCAAGCAACTTGATGTGACAATGCATAAAGCATATGTCATGGATAGGTTTAAGGATGGTAAATCTGGAAAGGGATCTTATGTTGAAGAACCTAAGTTTAATTTTAAGGCACCTACGTTCAAGACCAGTATCGTTCTCCCTCTATGCTCTGAGGTGGAAGCTGGGAGAACCTATCTTGAAAATCGTGGAGTCGATCCCTCAAAGTTTTATTTTGCAGAGAACTTTAAGGGGTTTGTCAATTCGTACAAACAAACGTTTGGATCGGATGTTCGTCAAGAGTCTAGGATTATAATTCCTTTGTATCGAAACAAAAACCTAATTGGTTTTCAGGGAAGATCTCTAGGTCCCAGCAAGGTTAAATATATTACCATCATGTTGGATGAGGATGAACCAAAAATTTTCGGACTTGACGAAATTGATAAAAAACTACCTGTCTATGTGGTCGAAGGACCCTTGGACAGCACTTTCGTTGACAATAGTGTGGCTCTGTGTGGCAGCGACGGTGACGTTCGTTGTCTTGATGAGTGCAATCTCGTTTTTGTTTACGATAACGAGCCCCGTAATCGAGAAATCGTTAGAAGGATTGAAGACTGTATCAGACGAAATCAAAGCGTCGTAATTTGGCCAGACACAATTAAAGACAAGGATATCAACGATATGTTCCTTTCTGGACATAACGTAATGTCTGTGATAAAATCTAATACATATGTTGGATTAGAAGCTCTGTTGAAATTTAGGAATTGGAAAAAGGTATGAGTAACGGAATCAAGGTAGTCAAGAGAGACGGCAGAGTTGAGTCTCTTGATTTGGACAAGATGCATAAGATGGTCGATGAGGCATGCAAGGGATTGGCAAATGTTTCTGCCTCTCAGGTAGAAATGAAATCGGGTATTCAGTTCTATGATGGTATTACAACTGAGGCAATTCAAGAGATCCTGATTCGTGCTGCTTCTGATTTGATCGATTTGGATCATCCAAACTATCAGTTTGTAGCAGCAAGACTTCTTCTCTTCTCTTTGAGGAAGAGACTGTGGGGTAGGATGCATGAACCAGTATCACTGCAAGAGCATGTGAAGCAGTGTGTTGATAAAGGACTGTATGATGCTGCTATCCTGAGAGATTACTCTGATGAAGACTTTCAGAAGTTTGAATCTTGGATTGATTATGGTCGTGACTTTCTCTTTACATATGCTGGATTACGGCAGGTTGTGGATAAATACCTAGTACAGGATAGAAGCACTGGAGAAGTCTATGAGACACCACAGTGCATGTACATGCTGATTGCTGCAACTCTGTTTGCAAAGTATCCTGAAGAGACGAGATTAGATTACGTCCGTAGGTATTACAATGCAATCTCAAAACACAAAATCAACATTCCCACACCTATCATGGCAGGAGTGCGAACTCCACTTAGACAATTTGCTAGCTGTGTTCTTGTTGATGTTGATGACACCCTCGATAGCATCTTTAGCTCTGATATGGCTATCGGCAGGTATGTTGCACAAAGGGCGGGAATCGGTATCAACGCAGGCAGAATCCGTGGCATCAACAGTAAGATCCGCGGGGGAGAAGTTCAACACACAGGTGTTGTACCTTTCCTTAAAAAGTTTGAGTCAACTGTCCGCTGCTGTACACAGAATGGAATTCGTGGTGGCTCAGCAACTGTCCACTTCCCAATCTGGCACCAAGAGATAGAAGATATTATTGTTCTTAAGAACAATAAGGGTACAGAAGATAATCGCGTGAGGAAACTTGATTACTCCATCCAGATTTCAAAACTTTTCTACGAACGTTTCATTACGGATGGAGAGATTAGCCTGTTCTCACCGCATGATGTTCCGGGACTCTATGATGCTTTTGGTACTGATTCATTTGATGATCTCTATGTGGGCTATGAACAAGACGACTCTGTTCCTAGGAAAACTATCGGAGCTCAGAAACTCATTCTTGATCTCCTGAAGGAGAGAGCAGAGACAGGTCGTTTGTATATCATGAACATCGACCACTGCAACACTCATAGTTCTTTTGATGATAAGGTTACCATGAGTAACCTGTGCCAAGAGATCACCCTTCCCACAGAACCAGTCGATCACATTGATGATTCGAAAGGTGAGATTGCTCTGTGTATTCTATCTGCCATCAACGTTGGTAAGATTACCAAGTTGGAAGATCTAGAAGAACTCTGTGATCTTGCTGTTCGTGGATTGGAGGAGTTGATTGACTATCAAGATTATCCTGTAGAGGCAGCTGAGAGGAGCACTAAGGCACGTCGATCCCTGGGGGTAGGATTTATTGGTTTGGCACATTACCTTGCCAAGAACGGTGCAAAATATAACTCTCAGGAAGCATATGAATTGGTACATGACCTGACTGAAGTTTTCCAATTCTGTCTTCTTAAGTCATCCTGCCAACTTGCAAAAGAGAAAGGACCCTGTGAAGGATTTGATCGTACTAAGTATTCTCGTGGTCTACTGCCACTTGATACATATAAGCAGGAAGTTGATGAAATTGTACCGCATAGAGTAAAATATGATTGGGAGTATCTTAGATCGTCTATTCAGTTATGGGGATTACGGCACTCAACACTGTCCGCACAAATGCCATCGGAGAGCAGTTCCGTTGTGTCAAACGCAACCAACGGAATCGAACCTCCTAGAGGATACCTGTCCATTAAGAAATCAAAGAAAGGACCTCTTAAGCAAATTGTTCCACAGTATGCCACACTGAAAAACAACTATACCCTGCTCTGGGATATGGAATCCAATGAGGGTTATATTAAGATTGTTGCTATCATGCAGAAGTTCTTTGACCAGGCTATCAGTGGCAACTGGTCCTATAACCCAGAGAATTATGATGACAATGAGGTTCCCGTTTCGGTCATGGCAAATGATCTTTTGACTACATATAAGTATGGTTGGAAAACCAGCTATTACCAAAACACACACGATCTAAAGTCGGATGAAGTAGACGAGGAATCCAAAGAAAAACTGAATAATTTGTTAGAAACTATTTTAAATTCATCGGAGGAAGATTGTGAGTCTTGTACAATTTAAGACAAACACAGGAGATAATAAGTCAACTGTAAATTCAATGACTGTTTTCAATAAAGAAGACGTTGATGTAAAAAAACAACCGATGTTCTTTGGTAAACCTTTGGGTATCCAGAGGTATGATTCTTACAAATATCCAATTTTTGAAAAGTTAACTCAACAGCAGTTATCTTATTTTTGGAGACCAGAAGAAGTGTCCCTGCAAAAGGACAGATCTGATTATCAGATGTTACGTCCAGAGCAAAAGCACATCTTCACGTCTAATTTAAAATATCAAATCATGCTTGACTCTGTTCAGGGTCGTGGTCCTGGTATGGCTTTCATGCCATACTGTTCCTTGCCTGAACTTGAGGCATGCATGAACGTCTGGGAATTTATGGAGATGATCCATAGTCGTTCCTATACGTACATCATTAAGAATGTGTACCCTAATACTAATGAAGTCTTTGATACTATTCTAAAGGATGAACAAATTTTAGAAAGAGCGACAGCTGTGACAAGTGCATACGATGATTTCATTAATGCAGCCCACCAATTTGATAATTCTAATGAGTGGGTACATGCATTAGAGGGTGTTGATGCAGCACTCACCTCAAGGTATGAACTCAAACGAAAACTTTTCAGAGCCGTTTCCACAGTCAATATCCTGGAAGGAATTAGGTTCTATGTCTCCTTCGCATGCAGCTTTGCTTTTGGAGAGCTTAAGCTTATGGAAGGATCGGCAAAAATTATTAGTCTCATCGCCAGGGATGAGAATCAACACTTGGTAATTACTCAGAACATCCTCAATAACTGGAGAAAGGGTGATGATCCTGAGATGAAGCAGATTATGAAAGAAGAAGAACAGTGGTTATATCAACAATTTAAAAATACAGTGGATCAAGAACGTCGTTGGGCGGAGTATCTGTTCAAAGAAGGTTCTATGATTGGTTTGAATGACAAACTGCTTTGTCAGTATGTTGAATGGATTGCTAATCGCAGATTGAAAGCAATCGGATTAGATCCCATTTATGATATCTCTGCTAAGAATAATCCTCTGCCTTGGACACAACACTGGATCTCTTCCAAGGGATTGCAGGTTGCTCCTCAGGAGACTGAGGTTGAATCTTATGTTGTAGGTGGTATCAAACAAGATGTCAAAGCAAACACATTCTCAGGATTCAAACTTTGAGTGGGATATTGAAGAACTAAAAAAAGCATATATCGATGCAGCAGAACACTCACGAATGGAGAGAAGAGTATCGACAGATGAAGTCGAAGACTCTAACCAAGAGGCAGATAGAACTACTGGAGAACGGTCCAGATAGTCTATCTGCTAGTTGGGTTCTTATGGCTATGCATGGTGATTGGAAAAGAATGAAAGGTATCAAACCAGATCCAGAACCACCTAATTGTCAGTCATCACTAAAAGAATTTTATAAAAGGCATTTCTAATGTAAAATGAAACCAGTAGTACTAGCAGCATGCTTTACTCCACTTGTTATTATCTACATAGTAATGAAGCTCGCCGTCTGGCTTTCTGCCGT